GTAGGCCGGAGCCGTGCCGTTCGACGCCAGCAGGAACGTGGACGCGCCCACCGGCAGCTTGTCGAGGGTCGTCGTCGTGTTGGCGAAGAGCAGGTCGCCGACGCCGTAGCTGGTGATGCCCGTGCCGCCGTTGACCGCGACCAGTGCGCCAGCCAGTGTCAGTGTACCGGCGCTGGTTATCGGCCCACCGCTAAAGGTTAAACCGGTCGTGCCGCCGCTCGCGTTGACCGACGTCACGGTACCCGCGCCCGTGATCGAGATCCACTCGACATCGGTGCCGCCAGCGTTGAGGACAAGCGCCTTACCGGCATTGCCGCTGTAGCTGGGCAGCAGGTTGACGCGCGCAGCCGGCACCGTCGTCGCGTTTGTGCCGCCGTTGGCAATCGCCAGCGTGCCGCCGAGCACCCAGTCAACGCCGGAGATGCTGAAGTTCAGGCCGGTCGTGCCGCCCGTAATGCCGCGCCACGTCGGCGCCGCCGTGCCAGCCGAGAACAGCACCTGATTGGCGGTGCCCGGGTTGGACAAGTCCACGTTGGAGCCGTCACTGTAAAGTATGGCACCGGCAACAGGGGATAGGTTGCTGCCGGTGCCACCACGAGACATGGGGAGCACGCCAGAGGTCTCAGTGGTATCGGACAGGTCCACCGCCGGGTGGACGTGATCTTCGCGCGCCGCAACGCTGTTCGCGCCGGCGCTGGGCGTGCCACCAGACTGCGGCAGCGCAGTCGAGAGGATCATTGAAATGGTGCGGTCAGCCGCCAGCGTGCCGCCACCCGTCAGGCCTGCGCCCGCCAAGATGCTGCGCGAGGTCGGGACGTAGCCGCCGAGGTTGATCGGCGTGGTGCTGGCGATAGTGACGCGGCCCTTGGCGTCGATGTCTAGAACCGGGATATTCGCAGGATCGCCGTAGGTACCCGCGACGACGCCACTGTCAGCAAGTTGGCTGAAGCCAACACCGCCAGCAGCAATAGATATGACCCGGTCAGCAGACAGATCGCCGCCACCAGTAAGGCCGCTTCCGCCAGTGATCGTCCGGCTCGACGGCACCGCGCCCACAGCCGCGATGTTGCTGAACTGAACCTTGTAGGTGACGCCACCGAGGACATAGGGCAGATATCCAGCCGTGCTTGCGCCGCTGTACTCAGGCAGCTGCGTAATGGTTGTGGGGATGAGGTTGCTGGGTACGGTTGTCATTTACGGCTCCAGATACTCATCGTTGCCCTCGTTGATCAGGAACTGATCGCCGTTTTCAGCGATGAGGCCAGCGGGGTTTGTGCCGATGGGCGTGTCGGGGCGTGCGAAGCGCAGCGTGATGTTCTCAGGCTGGCGCGCGGGCAGGCGGTACGGATCGTAGTTGTCGCGGTCAACGTCGCACACGAGCAAGCCCGGATAGTTCGGGTCTGGCGCCAGTTCGGTCATGGAGAACTTGCGCGAGCAGCGTCCGCAGATGCCAATCGCCAGTGTGCTCTTACCGCGAGTGTCGAGGAAGACCGGCATCGCGTTACCTCGTGTAGACGGCGATGTTGGGCGCCATCATCATCGGGCTGTTGTCGCGCTCCTCGGCCTGCGCCGTGTACAGCGCGACGTTGGCCTTCTGGTCGAGCAGCGGGATCAGCGACGTGTCGACTTCGGCAATCTCGAGCGCCAGCTTAGACGCCAGCATGGCGACAATCGCCTCGTACCAGCGCTGCGGCACTTCAACTTGCTGGGTCATCGTCCCAACGTCCATGATGTAGCGCTGCACCCACAGGACGATTTGCGACGTAATCGCGCCACTGTTTGGCACAGGCCAGAGCCGCATCACGGGATTTGGGATCAAGCGGTCGTACCAGTACTGCAGCGGCCGGTTCGATTGGAAGCTCTTGTTCGGCAGGTTCGTGTAGTCGTCGCGGTTCAGCCGCGCCAACGGGATTTCGGTCGGCGTGTTGCCGGTGTAGATCTCGAGGAAGTTTAGGCTGCCGCTGGTGGCCCGCACGCGGAAATACGGCGTGGCAACGCTGCTTTCGAGATCGTACCAAGTCCACTCCCCGGCTACTGCAGTCGGCGTTTCGGTTTGTATGGTCGTCCAGACAATGCCGTCAACTGAGCGCTCGAGGGCAATCGGCACGGCGGCCGCCGTCCAGAGCACGCCGACCGTCGTGACGAACGTGGCGCCGCCGAAGGCAATCGTGCGCGTCGTGGCCGTGGTCGTGTTGGTGCCGGTAACCGTCTGCAGCTGGCGCAGGTTGCTGTTGAGGATGTCGACGACCTTGGCGTCGAGCGTGATGTAGCCCTCGCCATCGTACAGCGGCAGTATCTGCTTCTCGATGCACCAGAGCGGCGCGCCCATGTTGGCGAGATCCGACAGCAGCAGGTACAGCTGGTCGTTGGCGACGCTGACGTACTCGGCCGTGATCATCTCCGGGCGCACACGGCAGCGCCGGAAGGCGTTTTCCATGACCTTCCGGGTGTCGAACACCGTCTGCGATACTGTGTTGCTGTAAGCCATCAATCCCGCTCGCTGGGTTCATTCAGCAGCCTACTAGCGAGAGCAGGCATCTCTGGCGCGGCAACTATACAGGAGGGGGCGTCCGGCGACAAGCCAGACGCTCCCAGTCTTAGCACTTGCCCTTCTTGGGCTTCACGGCGAGGCCGCCCCTTTTGAGCATCGACACATTGTCGGGATTAACGCCGTACAGATCCCGGGCGTAATTCATGCGCGGCATGTCGACACTGAACTGCATGCTCGGCGGCGTGTATGGCTCAGCCATCGGCGGCGTGTAGGGCTCAAACACCGGCGGCGTGTAGGGCTCCGGCGTCGGCATCGGCGGCCGGAACATTGGGATATCCATTACAAAGCCCGGATCGACCTGCGTTGGCGTCGGCATCGGCGGCCGGAACATTGGGATATCCATTACAAAGCCCGGATCGACCTGCGTTGGCGGCTGCAAATACCCTAGTTCACCGGGCTTCGCGGGCGGCTGCGGTGAATAGCCGGGAACGTAAGATGTGGTTTTCGGCTGCACCACCCGCACAGGCGGCTCAATCACCATCGGCGCCGGCGTTGGCATCGGCGGCTCCATCATCGTCGGCGGCGTCGGCAGCCTTATATTTTCTACTATATCTACCGGCGGCAGCGTTGGCTGCACCACCGGCGGCACCGGATCGTAGTACGTTGGGATCGGCCCGGTCGGCTCCCTTGGCCCAATTACAAAGCCCGGATCGACCGGCGGCATTTCCGGCGGCTGCTTTTGCTGGATGCGCTGAAGAACCTCCCCCAAGTTTTGAAGCGGAGGTGGCGCCATCGTAGGCGGCATCACCGGCGGCACCGGATCGTAGTACGTTGGGATCGGCGGCGGCGGTGGCAGCGGCGGTTCTGGCGGCAGCGGAGGACCGTAGGGCGAAGTTGTAAATACGCCTTTCACAGAGTCCCAAATGCCTTTGCGGCCGCTGGCGTTATACTCAGCGAGCTGCGCCGCAGTTGGGCGCAGCGGACCGTCACCGATCATAGGCGCCGGCAGCTGCGGCAGCACCGGCGCCGCCATCTTCGGCGCCGCCATCTCCGGCATCGGCAACTGCGGCAGCGGCGGCAGCACGTAAGCGGAACGCAGCATATTATCTATCCGCGCCTGCATCTCTTTGCGCCGGGCCTCTTCCTGCGCATCCAAGTCCGCTTGCATTTGAGCGTTAATGCGCGCCTGAACCGCATACGCCGCATTTAGCCGCGCTCGACGCTGTTCAGGGGTTTCGCCCGGAAGGGGCGGCAGCGGGCTCGACATATCAGCAGCCTTTCTTTGGCATGGCGGCGAGGCCGCCCATCTTGCGACGCATCATACCGCGCATCTCAGCGCCTTCCTGCTCCGACATGCGGTTGCCGCTGCGCACGCTCTCGCCAACCGGCGGCAGCAGGGGCTCGCGGCGCGTGGCCGGCACGCGCTTCTTCATCTCGCGCATCTCACGCTCAGTCTTGGAGCCCATGCCCGGGGCGCGGCGAGCCATGAAGCGCTCTTCCTTGGCCTCCATTTCGGCCATGCGGTTGCCGCTGGCTGCGCTCTCGGCGGGGGAGGGCATCTTCACGTCACCGCCGCTGCCCTTCTTCATCGGGGCCTTCATGCCGGCCTTGCGCGCCTCGCTCATGGCAATGGCGATAGCCTGCTTCGGGTTCTTGACCTTCGGGCCTTCCTTCGAGCCGCTGTGCAGTTCGCCCTTCTTGAACTCGCCCATGACTTTGCCGATTTTGGCCTCGCCCTTGGCCATGCCGCCCTTGGCGTAGCCGCCGACCATGCCGCCGCCCATGTACTTCATCTTGGTGCTGTCTTTGAAGCCGTCCATTGCCTTATCCCTTCACACGAAAACTGGCGGTCTTTTCCGCAACCTTCTTGGGTTGCTTGGCGAACTGTTTGCCAGCGGCAGTCGCCTTTCGTTTTGCGCGGGTGGTCGCGGCGTATTCCTTGACCGACAGCGACTTGATGGCTTTGGCCGGCAGATACCGCTCGCCAGTCGCCTCTGGGCCTTGCGTAGACGGCTTGCCGGACTTGGTGCGCCAGTCCTGCTTCGTCCACGCCTTGAGGCTCTGCTGCGGCTTCTTAATCACGGTAGCCGCCGCCCTTGGCCTTGTACTCACGCGCCAGCATCTGTGCCTTGCGCGCCGACCACTGCCCCGGTGCGCCGCCCTTGCCGCCAGCCTTGATCGAGTTGAACAGCGACTTGCGCATCCCCGGCTTGGTGTAGTTGCCCGCCTCGTTGACGCGCGACTCGCCGCCCTCGGCGTAGCCCTCGACCATGCCTCCCTGCGCCTTGCAGTCCCACTTGCGCAGCGCCAGCGCCTTGCGGGTCGGGCGGCCCTTCTCGTCCTTCATCGGGCCTTCCATGCCGCCCATCCGGGCGCAGAAGCTCTTGCGCCGCGCGGCCGACTTGGGCGACTTGGCAGCCTGTTTTGCGCTCACGGGCGGCTTGATGTCTTGCCCCTGCGCCTTGAGAGACGCGCGGCCCTTGGCGTTCAGGCCGCCTTCAGGGTTTTTGCCCTCTTTGCGCGTCCACGCACCGCCCCCGGAGGCGTATTCGTCGCGCTTTACGGCGAAATCGTCGCCACTGACGTGTCCGCCGCGCTTAAAACGCAACGGAGGGCCCATTTGAGGCGCCATCGGCGGCCGCATAGCGCCCATTTGCCCCAACGGAGCGCCCATTTGCGGCATTTGAGGGCGCATCTGGCCCATTTGCGCGCCCATTTGAGCCATTTGCGGCTGCATCTGAGCCATTTGAGGCCGCATTTGAGCCATTTGCGGTTGCATCGGCGGCATTTGCGGCTGCGGCATGCCCATCTGGGGCATCGGCAGCCGTGGCATCGGCGGCGCGCCGGTCTTCATGACGCTCAGCGCGTCGTTGATCTCATCCCGCGCCCGCATCGCGTCGAGGTCGAAGGAAAAGCCGCCGGGCATCAGGCGATCCTGTACGCAACAACGAGCATGGACGGTATTGACGGGCGATTATAGGGCGACGTAATCGCCCCCGTGAAGTCTAGCGACACATCCACGTCCGCAACGGCGACAACGACCTCCACATACTGCCCCGCAGTCACCTGCAGCAGACCCTGCACCTGATAGAACGTGGTGCCGCCGTCAGCGGCCTTGGGCACGTTGACCAAAGTCGCGGAATACGCGATGTCCGTGCCGTTTAGGCGGAACCAAACGCTGGCGGTGTGGCTCGCGCTATCGACGTTCGCGAATTGCCCGTGCACAGCAATTTCGAAGGTGCCGGCGGCGGCGAAGGTAATGCGCGTGGGGCTGCCGCCCCCGTCGTTGGCGACAGTGATGCCGCTGGTGATGCCGACCGTGTCGAAGGGGATGGTCTTGGGGGTGTTGACCGCGAACGTGACATCGCCCGTGTTGTAGGCAATGAGCCGGTCGCGGCCAGTGACCGACGCAAACGGAAGCGCGTTGGCGCTGTTGCCGATGGCGCTCGCCGCCACCTTCTTGCTCGAGCCGCCTTGCACCGTCTCGAACAGCTCCGTGCCCGCGAGGGGCGTAGCGGCCGCTGTGAGATCGGTAATCTTGACGTTGGCCATGCGGTGCCCCTCTTAGGCGGTGGATTGCTGAACCACAGTTACGCGCAGCTGCCCAGAGCCGCTCGCCACGTTGACACGCACGGCGCGCATCAAGGTCGTGGTGAAGTGCGTCTGGTCGGTCGTCGCACTGGTGAACGCGCCACCGGCAGCCGGGTGCGCGACTGCAAGGCAGTCAGCGGCCGGCAGGTTGAACACGTCCTCGTTGGTGTACTGCACGCTGTAGGTGGCGCTGCCGCTGGCGAGGATGTTCGCCGAGATGGTCGTCACCTGATTGGGTGTATAGATGTCCAGCGGCCACCAGTCGCCGTTGCCGATACCCACAGCTGCGCCGCCCGCGTCAACCACTTCGGTCGTGAAGGTCGTGGCGGTCGCAACGGTGATGCTGGTCACGGTCTTGAAAGTCTTGGTGCCGGTAACGGTGTTGTTATTCGGCCCGACGATGGCTTCCGTCTGATACACGCCGCCAGTGTCCGTGCCAACCACCGTGAACGTCACGGTCGAAAGGTTGCTGGTGCTGGTGAACGTGACCGCAGTCGGGAACGGGAACGTAGCCACGCCGCCCGAGGTGTAGGCACCGTCGAGGGTGAGCGCGACGTTGTTTACTGGGGTTTCGGCCGTAACAACGCCATTCGGGTCGGCCGTCTCGATGTTATAGGTCTGCTGGATGGGGCGCATTGGCGTGTCCTTCTATGACAGGAGACAGGCCGGGCGCACTTCCATTCGCCCAGCCTGCCCCCATACCGATTACGGGTTAACGGTAGCGCCGTAGTTGTCGATGACCATCCAGCCTAGCGTGGTGAAGTACTGAAGGGTGACCGCGTTGCCGACTGCCGTGAAGACGATGGTCGAGAAGCCGGTCTTCGTGGTCGGGGTCAGCGTGCCGTCGCCGCTGTCAGCCACCATAACGATGGTCAGGAGCTGGCCGTTGGCACCGTTGGCCAGCGTCAGAGCGTCAGTGCCGGTCGTGGTCAGGCGCACGGTGCCCGACGTGATCGGCACAGCGCCAGCGCCCGAGCGGGTGCCGACAGTGCCGAAGACGCGGCCGGTCAGGTCGCCCGTGACGTTGCCCGTCACGTTGCCGGTGATGTTGCCGGTGATGTTGCCGATGAAGCCGTTGGTCGAGGTTACCGGCCCGGAGAATGTGGTCGAAGCCATAATCAGTCCTTATGCACAAGTAGCCTGTCAGTCTGTGCATCGTCCGCTGGGCCGGTCTGACAAGCTGGGGTTTGCCCAGTTCGCGGGGACTATAGCACGGTGTCAGGAGCACCGCCAGACCCAACGCTGATGCCCAACACCGAGAACTTTCTCGTACCCATGCTCTTCCGCCCACTCGCGCTCGGTCTGGCCCTTGGGGCGGTGTTGCGCAGCGTACCTAGAGACGCGGCGATCCTTCGACGCGTACCAGTAGTCGGGAGCCGTTACACCATCGAGGACGAAGCCGTTCGCAGCGTAGACACCCCCTGTTCCCCACCGCAAGTCACAATAAGACGTGATGCTATCCGGGCTGTGCTCGCGCTCGAACGCAGCGAACAACCTCCCGAACGCGCCCTGCACGCGGCCCTTGGTCGCAAAGCGCAGCAGTTCCCACCCCTCGGTAGAGTAGCGGCTCAAGCCGAAGGTCATGCACGCCACGAGTTCACCCTCGTGGTACAGGCCGTACGCGGATTTGTGGCGAAGGCCAGATCCTTGCGTGTGGTATGTCTTGCAGAAGATGTTTGCGTCAGCCGGGCTAATCGCGCGCACCTCGCACTTGCGGGCAGCTACAGCCGGGGAAGCGCCGAGCATAGCGCGCAACCGGTTTTCAACAGACGAGCGGCGCTCCAACCACTCAAAGTCGAAGACCTGAACAAGGCGAACGCCGGCGGCCTGCGCCCGCTCCCATTTTTCTCGGTGCTTGTTGCCGACCCGGCTTTGCGTGTGCCAGAAGCTGCCGTGATACTCGATACCGAGGCTCCGCTCGGGGCACCAGACGTCGATGTGCAAGCCCCCAAGAACCGTGCGGTTATCGTGCTCTACCACGACGCCGAGGGACTCTACAAACGCCGCTAGGTCGCGCTGGGCGTAAGAGGTAATCTTGCCGCACGCCGGGCAACCGTGGCCGAGGAGGTGTGAATAGGCCTTCTGCTCAAAGTCGCCGTGCTTAGGGCAGTTTAGACGCACTGTGTCGTGCGAATCGGTGGGTGTCGTCAGCAGCGCGTAGCGTCCGTCGTGGACCTTCGCGGCGCGCTGGGCGTAGGTGGCTTGGTAATCCGCCGTGCGGTCTTTGGCGAAGGCCAACTTGCGACGTTTCCAGCACTCAGGACAGCCCGCCCCTCGCAAATGTGCTGCCGGCTTCTGCTCGAACAACCCATGGGCGCCGCACAGGATGGTGACCGGTGCGTGGTTGTTGACATACACAACGCGCGAGTAGTCGTAGGCGTCGCCGTGAACCTCACGAAACAAGGCCACCGGGTCTTGGTGGCGTCGCTTGTCTTTGTACGTCTGTTTGCCGCACTTCGGGCAGCCTTGTCCAAGGCCGCGGTGGTTGGCTGCCATTTGGACGAAGAACTCCTGATGCTCGTTGCACCAGATGGGTATCTTGCTCTTTGCGCCGTTCCACGCAGCCTGCGTCTCCGGGCGGCCGTAGTCCAAGTTCCGGTGCTTCTCGTTCAGCGGATTGGTGAAATCCGTGACGGCGGCAACGAAAGCGTCAAAGGTGAGTTTGTGCGGTTGATCGGTTCTAGCCATGTGTGACTAGTAGCAAAACACCCTTAAGCTGTCAAGCGCGCAAAGAAAAACCCCCGACGCTTTCGCGCCGGGGGTTGAAAAGCTAGGCTTTTCAGTGCTTTGCGTCAGATACCCGGAGTTCCGAAGACACCGCGCGGGTCAGTCCAACCAAACGCGTAGCGCTCGGTTGCCTTATAACGCATGCTGTCCGTCTCGAAGTCACCTTCCATCGACTTCTCGAGGCCGCGACGCATCGCGAGCTTGAGGCCTTCCGGCGCGTCGGTCTCGACCCAGAAGGCCGTGTTGGAGGTGATACGCGACAGGTTGGCCTGACCTTCAG